CCGATGGTGAAGATTTCACTGATGAAGGTTTTGATATCGGTGAATTATTTTAAATAATACTAATATAAAATAATAATAAGGGTCCTATATAGGGCCCTTATTTATTTATAATAAACGTTTTTGTTTAATTTGAACATATTTATTAATAAATTGAATTAATTTTATGTTAACTAGACAAGAAATATTTAAGGAATATGCTAAGTGTTTAACAAACCCAATATATGCTATTGAAACATATTTGGAGACGTTTGATAAAACACAAGAAGGTTTTGTGCCTTTTAGATTATTTCCAAGACAAAAAGAAATCATATCAGCATACGAAAAACACAGATTTAACATTGTAACTAAACCACGTCAAGCTGGTGTATCAACAACAACAGCTGCTTATATGTCAATTAAAGTTGGGTTTGCTGATGCAGATAATCCAGAGGCGATTCTAATCATTGCCAACAAACAAGAGTTAGCTTTTGAGTTCTTAGCTAAGATTAAAGACTTTTTAGGTCAATTACCTAGATGGGTATGGGGTCATGAATATTATGGCAACGCTAAAAATGAATCTAAATCTATTTTCCTTACCGATTCTAAAAAAGAAATTAAATTACCTAATGGTAGTCGTGTGAAAGCGGTAGCAACATCAAAAGATGCATTAAGGGGTTTTACACCTACATTCCTTATTATGGATGAGGCCGCATATATTGATAATGGTGCTGAGGTATTTGGTGCTGCACTTACAGCGTTAGGTACTGGGGGTAGAGCAACTCTTATTTCTACACCTAACGGTATGGATGCGTTATATTACAAAACATACGACCAAGCTAGAAACAAAAAGAACAACTTCAATATCATTGAAATGAAATGGTATGAAGATTTACGTTACAATAAAGATTTAAGATGGCTTAAAGGTGATGATGTTGAAATTGAATACGAATTTACTTTTGCTTCGTATAACGCTCGTATAGCTGAAGGTTGGAAACCTACATCTTCATGGTATGAAGAAATGTGTAGAGGTATGAACAATGACGCTAAAATGATTGCGCAAGAGCTTGATGTGTCATTTATTGGTTCTGGGGGTAACGTTATCAACGAAGAGTATATTGAATACCATGAAAAGCATAACGTTATGATACCTAAATTCACTAGTGGTTTAGAACAAGAAATATGGGTATGGGAAGAACCACAAGAAGACCATCAATATATTATGGGTGTGGACGTTTCTAGAGGTGATGGAGAGGATTCATCAACTATTGTTATTATAGACTTTACAACTATGGAACAAGTAATGGAATACCAAGGTAAAATACAACCAGACTTGTTAGCTCAAATAGTTGAAGAATACGGTAATTTATACAAAGCTTATACTGTTGTCGATGTTACTGGTGGTATGGGTGTGTCTACGGTACTTAAATTATTAGAATTCGAATACAAAAGATTGCATTATGATGACGCTAGTGGTAAAATATTATCTGCTAGACAAAGAGAATTAACATCATACAACAAACAGAATAAGATTCCAGGTTTCCATGCAACAAATGTTCGTTTACCAATGATTTCAAATTTAGAATATAAGATTAGAACAAACGGTATTAAAATACGTTCTAGTAGAATCATTTCTGAAATGAAAACATTTATTTACAAAAATGGTAGGCCAGACCATATGGAAGGTTACCATGATGATTTACTTATGTCATTGGGTATGGCGTTATGGGTAATGGAACATTCATTTAAAAATTTAGAAAGATTAGAAAAACAAACAAAAGCAATTTTATCTAGTTGGGTAACTTCTAATAATGTTGCTCAATCACCAACAAGAACTGTTGTTAACCCAGTAACAAAACAAACTGAAACTAAAATAAATCCAGACCATAAAGCGTATAAAAATGTTCAAGACCCAAAAGGTGAATATGCTTGGTTGTTTGGTAAAATGAGATAAACTTATAACAATGAAACAAGAATTTTTTAGAAAGTCTTTAACTAATTATATTTATAGATGGTCGCCAGAACCTAATAATTTTGATAACAAATCAAGAAGCGCTAACGACCCTAATAAAAATAAAGATTATTGTTCAGCAACACCTTTTTCTAATGGTGAAGATTGGAAGGTAACATATACTTATCTTGATTTATATAACAATAGTACAACTTTCCGCAGCGCGTATGTTGCTTGTGATTATGTTGAATAACTATTTAATTTATTAAAAAATTAAGTATATTTTAAAAAAAGAAAAATATGGCAAATAAGAATTTAACAATATTTCAAAAACTAAATCAAGTTATTAGCCCAGAGGGTGCTAAGTTACAACAAAAAGACACGACAAAAAGGTATAATATTGGTTCTAGCGAACTATTAAAAACTACTAGTCGTGAAGAATATGAAACTACAAAATTACAAGCTCAACAAAATAAATATTTAGGTCAAGTTTGGAAGAAAGTTGAGAATGGATTATTCCAACAATCAATTAACTATGAAACAACTCGTATTGGTTCATATTCAGATTTTGAGGCTATGGAGTTTTATCCAGCTATTGCTGCTGCATTAGATGTAATGATGGAAGAATCAACTACTGTTAACAGAGTTGGTAAAATGTTAAATGTTTATTCTGATAGTAAACGAATCAAAGGTATATTAGAGGATTTATTCTATAACCGATTGGATATTCACACATCATTACCTATGTGGACTAGAAACACATGTAAGTATGGTGATAACTTTGTGTTTTTAAATATAAATGATACTGACGGAGTTATAGCGTCAAAACAAATGCCTAACTATGAAATGGAAAGACGTGAAGGTAGTTTGTTTGATTTGATTACTGGTAGAGAAAAAAACAAACCAGAAGATGAATCTGTTGATAAAGTTAAATTCTATTGGAGAGGTCGTGATGTTGAATTTAATTCATGGCAAATTGCTCACTTCAGATTATTGGGTGATGATAGACGTTTACCTTATGGTACATCTGTATTAGAGAAAGCTAGACGTGTATGGAAACAATTATTACTATCTGAAGATTCAATGCTTGTTTATCGTGTGACTAGAGCACCAGAAAGACGTGTTTATAAAATCTATGTTGGTAACATTGATGATGCGGATGTTGAACAATATGTAAATGCAATCGCAGATAGATTTAAACGTATGCCAATTATTGACCCACAAACTGGTCAAATCGATTTACGTTATAACCAATTATCTAACGACCAAGATTTCTTTATCCCAGTAAGGGATGAAGGTGCGCCTAGCCCTATTGACACGCTGCCAGGTGCTTCGAACTTGGACCAAATTGCAGATATTGAATATTTAAGAGGTAACTTATTTACAGCGTTAAGAGTACCTAAACCTTTCTTAGGTTTTGATGAGACTGCTGGTGATGGTAAAAACTTAGCGTTACAAGATATTCGTTTTTCTAGAACAATAAACAGAATCCAACAATCAATGTTGCAAGAATTAAATAAGATTGCAATTATACATTTATACATTTTAGGTTTTGAGGATGAATTAGATAATTTTACATTAACACTTAACAATCCATCAACACAAGCTGAAATGCTTAATGTTGAACACTTACAACTTAAAATTACAGCACTTAAAGACGCGGTATCAGATATTGGTAATGGTTTTGGTGCTATGTCATGGACTCGTGCTCATAGAGAAATCTTAGGGTGGTCTGATGATGAAATCAAACAAGATTTACTTGAACAACGTATGGAGAAAGCAGCATCTGCTGAATTGGCGAATACTGCTAATGTTATTAAACACACTAGAATGTTTGATGAAGTTGATAACATATTTGGTGATATTGAAGCGGCTAGAGCTGGCGGTGGTGAAGGCGGTGCGCCATCTGAAGGTGGAGAAACATCTGGCGGTGGCGGAGGCGGTAGCTTCGGTGGTGGTTTCGGAGGCGGTTCGACTGGTGGTGAAGATTTAGATTTTGGTGATGAAACAACACCAGAAGGTGAAACACCAGCTGAAGGTGAAGCGCCAGCTGAAGGTGGAGCGGAAGCACCACCACCAGCAGCAGAACCAGCACCAGCTGAGAATTTAGCTGAATCAGTTAATAAAATAAACAATTTGTTAACAGAAAGAAAACAAAACTTAACAAACGTTTTAAATAATAGAAAAAGAAAATATACTAACAGACATTTAGATATCCTTGTTGAAAGTATTAATGGTAACAATGAGGTTAAATCTGAAAAAGTTAAAATATATGATAAGAATTTAAAAATTAATTCTGAATTAGATAATATTATAGATGACATCGATAAAATGTTAGAACAGTAATATTTATGATTATAACAACATATTTATAATAAAACATTAAAATGGGTAAAATAGATATTACAAAAACAGTTCAGAATTTTGGTAAGCTTAAAAATGTATACAATGATATATTAGTTGAAAGCGTGGTATCAAAAGATAAAGATAAAAAAAACTTATTTAAAGATTACGTTAAAACTATCAAAGAAAACGTTATATTAAAAAATCAATTTTTAATATATAATCTTATTGAAAATAAAATAGAATCTAATGAAACAAAAGCTAAAACTTTTTTAGACGAGTGTTTGGATA